CTCTCAAAGTAACAGAAGGCATCAGCCATCAAGCCAACATCAGGATGCTGAAAGTTAGGTTTAACAGTACCAGACCAATACTCATCACCCACAATACGTTCGTACTTGGTAAAGAGCTTGAGTGAAGTAGTAACACCATGACGTTCACTAGGAGTAAAGTCGGTAAGAATGCTGTGTACATCTTTTTCCAAATCAATTTCATCAAATGTCCAGAATACACCATTCTGTTTATCTGCAAAGGCCAGAGCCTCTGGATAGTCAAATGTGTATACGCTCTTCTTTGTTAATAGGTTTCTCATTCAATTTCTTTCATTAGTTGTTCTTGTCTATCTTCAATGTAATCTTCAAATCTCTCAATGAGGTCATCACTGTGGATGTCTAACAACTCCAGCAGTGTGACTTCATCGACACGTTGAAGCTTTTCTTTAAGTTCTTCAAACGTCAGATTCATAGTCAGCAATCATCTTGTCTAAATACCATCGAGCTTTCTTCAAGTCCTCAACACCATTCTTGTCCATGAATCGCATCAGGTATTGCATCATTTGTACATAGTCAGCAATGAACATATGGCTATAAAACATATGCACAGCTTCTTCATCAAACTTATTAACTAATTTCTGAATGACATCCCGCACTTCAATGCCCTCTTCCTCAAACAGCATATAGTGCTTGGGCTTCTCCACTGGATCATGGGTAATGCCTTTGTAGGACACCCAAAAGTCTTCCTGTGCTTGGTCAACTCCGTCCTTAAACCATTCATCAATCGCCTCTTTAAGAGGTTGTGATCCGTGACTTTGAGTCATATAAACTGTTCCTTTCACATAGTTAGAGTATCCTGTGCAAGTAACACAAGGGGCTTCCAGATCACGATCCATCAAGGCATAGAAGCAGCTATTACACTTGTTTGTCATCATACTTCCTTTGCAAATACTCAATGGACAAAAGCATCTCATCGAAGCCGCCATCCTTAACATCATTCAATACAACCAAGCCTCGCCAGTGACGGTTACTTAGTTGATCCATGTAGTCCTCATCATGTAGATAATAACTACCAGCAATGATACCACAGATAGGCTTCCCATCAGCTCGCTTACCATATGCGATCTGTTTGCCTTGTTGATGGCCTGCAACGCAAGACATATGTAACTTACTAATAATAGCAGCAGCAGTACCGGCGGGCCTCCCCATAGCTCCTGTCGGCCAGAAATGTGAGAAGCCTACACCACCAATAAACACCGGCTTCAAGAACTCATGAACTTCCCAATCTTTCAATTTGAGATGCTCATCGGTCATTAGTCCTTCTAACATTGGATTGTTATTTATAGCCCTCGTTAAACGGTTACAGTGGTTTCCTTTCAAAAACACTAATCTAGGCTTGTACACCTTATGTTTAGAAACCTTCTGCGACTTTTGTAAGTCTTTTAAAGGAGCTAATAACATATCCATTCCTATATTTCCTGCTTCCACATCGGCTAAGTAACGCTTACCTTCAAAGTATTTACTACCCGCTTTATCGTGACTACTCAAACTAGGGAAATCCCAATGATCGCCTAGATGAACTACCACATCGGGACGGTATTCGCAGATAGCTTTACCTGCCCATGTTAAATGGTCTAATGGAATATCGGGTTTACACTGCGTATCAGGAATGCACAATATTCTCATTTTCTTCCTTTTCGTATGTATTTAATATCCAACGCGCAAACTGAAGCAGTTGCTCAGGTGTCGCATTCTGTTTCATTGCATTTGCCAATTGAGAAATAATCTGAATGTTGTCTTTCGTGTATCCTTTTGTAGGGTCTATACGATCCACAGAAGGAGAATTGAACAAAGGAACCTTATGATTTCGTTGTAAGTCAAACCCAAATACAGGACACTTTAAAGGAACATTAATATCTGTCACAGTTAAATCAAAATCTAATCCTTTTTGAATGGATCTCTCTTTTAGCCGTTTCAAAATCAGTGAATCCTTATTGTTAGCGTTCCACTCCTTGCTTGATTTCTTATTACACTCTCGGCAACTTCCTTGAAGTCCGTCTTTATTCTTGGAATGCTTCGTGAAAGAAGAAAGAGGTAACTCTTCCTTACATTTACTACAGATTTTCATTCGTCTTCCCACCCATATTTAGAAGGCTCTTCACCGACTTCTTCATCCTTAATGAAGTAATCACCTGTCCAAGGATCAAGATAGTCAGGATAGTGCTCGTACATCGCCGCCAGATACACAGGCTCTTCCAATCGCACTTGAGGCTTGATGGGGTAGCCAAAGGTAGCCTCCAAAAACTTCACATAGTCATCCATGCACTCATGCCATGAAGCTCCGGGAGTACTGATTTCTTTCTTGTACACTTTACCTTCACAGTCGGTATAGGAAAAGCTGTATGTTTGGCCAATATCGTCTTTATCAATCATCGTTCATCTCCTGACCCTGTGAGGGTATTGTTTGTTTGTCGTGCTGCAAGTTTACGAAGGTTTTGACTGGCAACATCTGCCAAGCTCCAACCCATCACTGTAGACAGACCAGCGATCTGCCACAGTACGTCACCTGCTTCCTTCTGCATACCTACTTCATCCAAGACACCATCTCGAATCCACTTGGCATACTTACCTGCAACTTCACCTGCTTCAGAGGTAAGATTAGCAATCATGTAAGCAGGGTTCTTAGCGGACTCCATCGCAGTCTTGAACGCTAGTTCTTGATATTCATTTAGATTCATTCAACACCTTCTCTCTTAATTTAAAATATTCTTTCAAAATCTCAACTTGCCGTTTGTCGAATGTCATAAAAAGCCTCCATTACGTTAGGAAAGAGTCCTTCCAGTAGTGTAGCACATTGTTGAGCCACCTCCCTATGTTCTTTTTGCGTAGCTACATCTGTTCGGATATCTACGTAATGCAACCAAGAACGTAGAGAACCTTGCATGTACATACGGCTCATAGTCAATCCTTCAGGCAGTAGCTTACGGGCTTGCTCCTTAGCAATACCCTTCTCAAGTGCTGACTTGTACATCAACTCCGCCTCACATTGTACACGAACTTGCGCTGCATTCCACCAGTTATTCAAATACAAGTCATCAGTCTCTAGGCTGTTCTGTCGATTCTTGTTGTCCTGCATACGTACCTCAGACAACTTAAAATCCTGAGCTACAGCGTATCGCTGCGAGAACTCTTGGAAGCTAAAGCTACGGTGTCGCAGAATCTGTCGGGCAATGTCGCGGGTAGTTTCAATCTCCATACAGACGTTCACCATCTCCAAGGGACTCCAGTGCTTATGCTTGATCAGATACTTCACAAGCTTAGGGCCAGATTCTTTCTTGTCCTGATTCTCAGGTGCTGATACACGGGCCATATAAGCGATTAGGTCTTCACCTTCAGGGGTTGACCAGATTACTTTAACTTTACTCACTTGTTTACAAGCCTTTCATATCCCTCAATCGTAATGACTTCATGGTCTTGTAGTTTCTTTCTAACTTCATCCCATAAGTCTAAAGACTTTAAGAAATCTACTTCTTCATTAGTGAAATCATAGTGAATTTCCCGATTATAAACTTCAGCTTTCATTGTCACCCTCTACTTTCAATAGATCACCCTCACGAATACCTGCCTTGATAGCCTCTAGAATACCGTGACGAAGAAGAGACGCTGCCTCTTCCGCTGTCAAGTCAAAAGAGTAACTAGCACTGCCATCTTCATTCTCTTTAATCAGTTCAACATTCATTTACATTCACTCCGTTCATTGATCCACTCCTCCGGAATGGTCTTATCAGCAAACTTGTATCCGTTCTTCCTACACCACATAGCATACGTTGTCTTAGACGCTTTACTAATCTTGGCATTGGAATTACTGAATACAAACCTAATGTCTAACTCTGGATTATGTTTCTTAACCATAATGTGCTTCATACGATCAGCGGCTAAGAATCTTCCCTTAGTCTCTACGATGATGCCATTAGCTAAAACAAAGTCAGGAGTGTAGATATGCTCAGAAGCAGGTCGAATATACTTCAACTTAAGCTTCTCATACGTATAAGACACACCTAACTGATCCAGTTGTTCCGCTACTCTTTCTTCGAGTCCGCTACGGAATCCGTACTTGATTGCAACTTGCTTGGCGGTTGCCATAATTCTCCTTCATAACGTCTCAGCCACAAGAGCTTCCCTTGTTCTGTAAGATACTCAAGAGTATGCCCACATTCTTGATACTTTTCAAATACCGCTTGTAATAGCTCTTCTTTAGTCTTTGCGTCTTTAAGAGCTTTCTGTGCCTTTTTAGGGCCAATTCCGAGTAAGCCGGGAATGTTATCCGTCCTGTCTCCGGTAAGTAGCTGAGTACAGAACGAACAGTACGCATCAAAATCATTGACATAGTATCTTTCATCCTTTACAGGATTGTAATGCCATCCTTGAAGCTGATCAAGATCCTTATCCACATGCACGATCCAGCACTCATCCAAGAGCTCAGTAGATGCAATGGCGACAGTATCATCAGCTTCCTCACCTACCGTCAGGATAGCATCATGGCGCTTGACTAGATGCTCTCGTAAGGCATCGTAGTGCTTAGGCTTGACTGCATCCTTACGGTTGCCTTTGTAGGGGACTGTCTTGGCAATGTCATAACGGAAGTTAGATTTACCTGTGATCCAAGCCTTGTATTCATCGGCTTTGAGATTCACATAGATAAAGTCTTCTAACCACTCCGTTAATCTAGCCTTAGCGATGCCGACTGGTTCATCTTCCGTACTGAATCCGATACGATAGACTAAAAAGTCAGCATCCACTAATGCACTCTTAGGCTCCTTGTTACAGGATGTCTGAGTCATCGTCACCTTCAGCGTCACCGCCGTAGACAACCAAGTCAGTTACGATGATCTTGCTAATGCTTGGAGCAGCTCCGAACTTAGCTGACATCTTGTGGCGATAGGAACCAACCAGAGCAGTTACCTTAGTACCGTTACCGATCTTCTCGATAGCAACTGCATTACCTTCAGCGTCCACAGGCTCGAACAGGAACTTGGACTTACCAACAATGTAGTTACCCATTGTGTCCTTGTTCTTGATCACAATACCTTGCTCCTTCAAAGCCTCACAAGCCTTGTCAGAGAGCATACCGATAGTACACTCATACTTGGTGTTGTCTTCGTTGAACTTGGTGTTGAATTCCTTCATCCAGTTAGCCCAGAAGAGTTGACCTGCGATTTTGACTGGTTTATTGTCCATTTGAATTTCCTTTAAATGTTATGAGAATGACCGTCTTTCCGATCTGTCATGTTTGGTCAAGATTTACCTAAGTATTCTACCCCAAATAAATAGAGTGAGTCATTAGGTCAATGCTTTTCAACTCGTTTATCCTGATGCTGTTACAGCTTCCGAGTTTATCGGAGAATAACTCCGAGCTTTCTTTGGTACGAGTGAAGGGACTTGAACCCTTAATCCTTTCGGCGGCAGATTTTAAGTCTGCTGTGTATACCAGTTCCACCACACTCGCTTAAGTCTTACTTCGGCTCTACGTCAGTAACAGCTTCTTGTGTCTTGAACTGCTCTACCAGCTTTTGATGCAATGGGAATGCACCAGACTCTGTAGGAAGTTGTCCGATAACACGAATGATGAAAGCTGCTTCGTTAGCATCGAGATTAAAATTGATCATGAGATTCCTTTCAGTTAATACCTATTTCAACATAGGTCATGTGTAAATTATACACGACTTATAAAGATGTGTCGAGACATTTCGACAAATATTCATAAATTTTCTTGTGTTCCTCAGCGGTTCCGTCGTTCTTGATCCTGTTAGCTCGCCATGAGCATACTATAACATTACCTTTGACGTAACCTTTAGAGCTGTCAACTCGGTCAAATGATACAGAATTTTCTTGGGCTCTCTCAGCAAAGTAATCCAGTTCCACGCCAAGCATAGGACAATGAGTAGGGAAAGTTAAATCTCCAAACTCAACTGTCCATTCATGGTCGTAGTTGTTAGCCTTCTTGTTCCTAAACTTTTCACGCATCTGCTGATACACAGCTTCTTTACGTGTTTCAGGATCTAAAAAGTCATTACCCCACTTCAATGCCATCCTATCAGTCCATTGTTTTGTTCTCTCCTCACGTATCTGTCTAGCGTTAGTGACTCCATGCTTCTTCATAATCTGATGAATACGTTGTTTAGTCACCTTGCCATCCAAAGCACGAACAATGTCTGTAGTCCTCACGTTATTACGCGCAAGTTCTACTATCTTATCATGATCTTCAACAGTAAGTTTAGTTCTGAAGTCTTTCAATGTGTTTCTCTCCAGTTTCTACCAATCTTGTACTCACCATCCAGAGGACAGCGTAGCTTGTACGCTTCTCCTGCCTCAACTATACTCTGTTTAAAGGCTTTACCAACCTCTTCAGCAATATCTTTAGGGCATTCTAGCTGCGCTTCATCGTGGACATTGACAACATACTTGATAGGCCATTTATTAGCCTTGCGTTTGTCGTCAAAGATCACGAGAGCCTTCTTCATCACGATGGCTCCTGCACCTTGTAGTAACGAATTGAGGGCACTGTGCTCTGACCGAACCCAAATGCGTCTCCCATCAAGTCCGGGAACCCATCCTTTTGATGCTTGCTTTTTGACTCTTTCGATGAGCTTTGCAAGGGCTGGTGTTTGTTCGAGGAACTTGGCTTTGAGCTTTGTTCCATCTCTTGCACTGCCTCCCACAATGCTACCAATCTTTGCATCTCCCGCGCCATAGAGGAAGGCGTAGATAAAAGTCTTTGCATTATCTCTAGAAGCGAGTCCTGCTGCTCTTTGGTTAACTGTATGAACATCCGTTCCATCTTTAGATGATCCCTCACAGACAGTTCTGACATAATCTTCATCCTTCATATAGTGAGCCAACATACGAAGCTCCAGACCTGAAGCATCGCAACCTACCAACACATTACCATCCTCTACTGTCCAGCACTCACGGCACTCAGGGCCATAGATGCTACCTGCATTGGGGATCTGAGCCATGTTAGGACTACTGTGTGTCATACGCCCAGTAACAGCACCGTTGGTAATTACCTTACCGTGTACTCTACCGTCCTTACCTACAGCTTCCAGCCAAGATTCAATCTGACTAATGCGCTTATTCAGCATCAAGTACTCAGCAATGACCTGAGCCTCTGGTATCTTAACACCTGCAAGCACAGTCTCATCAATCTTAGGTATGCCTGTCTCTGTAAACTCTTTAGGTTTCCAACCAAGTTCCTTCAGTCGTTCTCCGATCTGTTGTCTACTTCCGGGATTGAAAGTAACCACGCTGTCCTTGAGTCGCTTTCCTGTTTTGTCAGAGACTCGTTCAACAGTGACAGGAGGCCATCTCTGTTGCATTCGCTCGTATATTCCTGCCACTTTTGATTTGATGTCAGCAAGTAAGCAGGTTGTGTGAATTTGATCAAGTTTGAACCCATTTCTTTCTTGTTGAGCAATTATCGCCGCAACACTTTGTTCAAGTTCCAAAGACTCCAAGCTAAACTGTTTCTCATTAAAGTCATTGTACAGTTTAAGATACAGTTTAGCAGTAACCTCAACATCCCTAACACAGTAATCGACAAGAAGGTTATCAATAGGATTGTCAAAACACTCACCTTTATACTCCTCTTTCCTGTCCATCATCCACTGCCATACAGCAGCGTAGTCAATCTTGTGAAAGCCTAGTGACTGTCCCCATGCTTCGAGTGTGTGTCCGTTCTCTCTGCTCGGGTCGAGAAGCCTGCTTACTATCAATGTATCGTACACTTGATTCAAACGAATCTTCGTCTTCCATAAGCGATTCAATACTGGCGCATCGAAACCTATGCCGTTGTGCATGACTATCAACGACACGTCCTTTAAATACTCCCGCAGGCTGTCGGCTGCTTTCCATAGATTTACTTCTCCAGTGTCAATGTTCTTCGTCACTACCACATGAATCTTGTCGTGTGCTAGATTTGTTTCGATGTCCAGTACGATCCGCATAATCGTGTTCTTCCATTTTCCAGTAATAAGGGCATCCATCCATCTGATAAGGAGGCGTTACAAAGTAAGATTGTCGATACTCACTTGGAAAGGCTGTGTGGCGGTAGCATGTATGCTTTTGAGGGCACTTACCTCCCTCGCACATTGAAATGTCAGGCATATTATTTCCTTTCAAGAGGATCAGGATTAGCGCCAGACAGCTCTCGTATCTCTGTCAACAGCTTACCTAAAGCCTCCATTTTCATTACTCGGCAGCACCCAACAGCGATAGGATGAAACAAATAACCGCCATCAGATTCTTCCACGTAGTTAAAGTATGTGTTAAACAACTCTTTAACTTTCTCTTTTAAGATCACTTCCCGTGATTCTCTCACTTCAGATTCAACCATAAGCCCACCTGTGCAAAACTATAACCCGTCCAGATCATCCCGTTAGAGATTTCTCCCTTGCTCCATTGTAGCACACCTACGATCAGGTATCCTACTCCGGTAGCTCCTACGATTAGATGTTCTGTGCTCACTTCTTATCCTCTTTCTTCTTCCCGAATACCTCATCCCAGTTGTCCCTGAACTTCTGAGGATCAGGGATAGGTCTTGGTGTTGATCCTTTGCCTCCATCACTGCTCATAGTGTCTCCTCCTCAACTTCAACCATACGTCCAGTATAGCCATTGTATTGTAACTTACAAGCAGGGCCAGTTTCCCCGTTGTACCTATTCTTAGCCACTGCAATCTTAGTCAGGTGTCGCTCATCCTCGTTCTCAGCCATGCTGTTACGCTCCAACGTAATAACTGCATCACTCAACTGTGCAATGGCTCCAGAACCTCGCAACTGTGATAATGACACGCTACCCCCGTCCTCATGTCCTTGGTTGCCTTGAGGACGTTTAAGGTGGCTCACACAGATCAAGGTGATGTTCAGCTCCTGTACCAATGTACGCAGCTTGGTCATCATGTTGTCAATAGCTTTGCGTTCATCGCCGTTGTCTTGGCCAGAAATAACAATAGAAATGTGATCCAAGAATACAATCCTACAATCACAAGCTTTTGCCATATATCTGATTCGATTAGAAATGTTGTCCACATCACTTGAGCCGAAATGGTCAAACAAGTAAATGCGGTTACTGCCAAGAGTAGCATCAAAAGCATCTTTAAGCTCCTGTTCAGTTGTTGGTGTATCAGGCAAGTGTAACAGTTTGTTAGCATGGAGACTCATAATGCTCCGTGCTGTCTTACGTGTTGACTCTTCCAAGAACAACCCGCCAATATTCCACGTTGTAGTCTTCAGCAGATTAAACAGAATCTCCCGTAGGAATTGACTCTTACCTAAGCCGCTTCCGGCAGTAACGGTAATTAGCTCTGCTGGCCGGATACCGTACAACAGTTTATTTAAGCCTTTCCAAGGGTACTGTGCCTCTGCAATCGGCTCTGGTTTGGAGATTTCCTCCCAGAGATCAGCAGCGTTGACAATACCATCCGGAACGTAAGGACTAGCTCTCCACCAAGCATTAACAAAGGCCTTAGAATCCCCTGCAATCAGGTACTCACACGCATCCTTGTGTCCATCCTTGTACTGCATGATCTTGGCCTTGTTACCGAACAGTTCAGCCACTTCCTTAGCTGCCTTCTTTCCCGGCTCATCGCCATCGAAGCAGATCACAATAGACTCGAACGTGTTGATCCATTCGTACTGGGCTTTACAGTCCTTCAAAGCAGCCTGAGCACCGTTACGGATACTCACTGTAGGGTATAAAGACCCTTGCATCTGGAAAGCAGCGAGAGCGTCAAGTTCTCCTTCTGTGATGGTGATAGCCTTTCCTCCTTCGTGAAAGAGAGACTGACCGAATAGAGTTGCTCCTGCGAAGTCTCCTGAGATTGAGAACTGCTTTGTAGGAACAGTACGCTGCTTAATAGCAACTCTAACTCCTGCTCCGTCAGTGTAAGGATAATACTGTTTGTCTCCATCGGTCGTTACTCCATATTTCTCACATGTTGCCTGACTGATTCCTCGATCAGGGATTGATTTACATTGTCCTCGAATGTCCATAATAACCTTCTTGTTGGGCGCTACTGCGTCCCTAATTACCGTTCGCTCATCGTAAGCACCCTCGTGCTCTGTCACACCGCAAGCAAAGCAATGTGTGTGTCCATCGTCATAGAGACTGTTCGCATCAGTGCTACCACAATGCTCACAGGCGATATGTCGGAGAAACTTAGAGGTCATGTGTTCTTCTCCTGCTGTGCTGCCAGTGGCGTAGCCACGTTGGGTGGGGTGGTCAGTCCTGCGGCCATGTTGTCAATCTGCGTGAGTACGCCTATCAGGTCGTCAAACGGCTTCCACTGCGGTGCGGTGGCCTTGTAGTGCTGCTCCCATATTGCGACAGCAAGGCGTTTTGCATAGCCGTAGGCTTTTGCATAGCCGTAGGCGTCAGGCTCTTGCTGCGCTGCGGCTTTAAGTTTTTCCTCGGCTTCACGGGCGCGGTCAGCCCACTCTGCAATCACCTCAAGCCACCCCTGATGACGCTCGCAGGTAACAGTCCTGTCGCCTTCCTCGTTCCATCGACAGGCGCATCCAGCCACAGTCTCCTGCACAGGCGCTGGCTGTGCTGCGGGTGGGGTGGTGTAGATGTATTGCTGCGTGTAGAGCTTGTGCTTGCCGACAGGGAGCGACATATAGTCGAGTCGCCAGTCTGTCCCAAATACCTCCACAATTACAGCGCAGCGAGGCTCCTGCGTTTGTTTGTCGGTCATAATGCTCCCCCAATGTGAATTTCACGCTTTGCCTTGACATAAGCCTCATGTGCTTCTGTTGCCGTGGCAAACGTCCCAAGCATTTTCTTTTTCTGGTTAATGGTGATCTGCGCCCTGAAGCGATTGCCCTTCATCGAAACGCCAAGTAATCCAACTTTGTTGTCGATCTTGGCTTGCTTCAAATTTTGCTGGTTAACAGACTTGGAAACATCACGTAAGTTGCAAAGCCTGTTGTCCAGCTTGTCGCCATTGATGTGGTCGATTTCGCCTTCAGGCCAACTCCCATGCGCCAACAGCCATGCAACCCTGTGAGACTTGTAAAACTTGCCTTCATAACGGATGCGGAAATAGCCCATGCTTTTGGTTCCGGCTTTTTTGCCTTTAACCAGCTTTGGTGCGTCATCCGTCCAAAACAAATCGCCGGAGTGCTTGTCGTAAGACAAGACCGCCTTTAATGCTTTTTCAATCATGTTTTTTCTCGTTTTCAGGTGCTGCGGATTTCATTGCTGCAAACATTTTCTCAGCAAGATTGAAAGCCTGACTCTCGTAAACACCAAAGGCACAAGCAACTTTATATCCAGCCATTAGCGTTTCGTGTGAAGGCTGCACAGGTGCTGCAAGGGCTTGCTTGATGGCGGTGATGGCTTGTTGACTAACTTCGTTTTGATAGCCGTCATCACCTGCAAATCGCAACGCCTTCAGCGCCAGCTTCAATGCTTCGTCTTTCATGTGTTCTCCCTTATCGAGGCTGCGCCTATGGCTCGGATAGCGACGGCGCATTCTTTTGCTACCGCCATGTCTTCGTCGTTGTAGCACTGCCGTTTGTTGTACGTTTCGCACACCTTTGCACACGCCTCACGCTCTACGCTTCGCTCATCAGCACGGACAAGGGCTTCAAAGCGTTTAAGGAACCACATAAAAGCATCATGATCCATTCCTTGCGGAAGTTTTTTGTCTAGCAGTAATTTAGTTACTGGGTCAACCTCTCGGGCCATGTCTATCGTGTCTCGCTTAGTAGTGCTCATCATATGACCTCTGTTGTTCCTCTACATCCTGCCATTGTGCCTTGATCTGGTCTTCAATGGACTCCCAAGTCTTGTCATGGATCAAGTCATTGACCAGTACCCAGTCTGCTGGCTTGTAAGCCTGTCTCAAGTCACCTTTAAAGTGCTTGTTGTAGAACACTTCCAATGTCTCGTAGTTGATCTCACCAAAGGTGATGTCAAACTCAATGACACACTTAGCATTCTCTACGTTAACGACTAATGCAAAAGGATTATCTTTGCTCATTTCAATACAACCTTAATAAGTGTTAAGACACCCAGAAACATAGAGACAATCATTCTACATTCCTTTTAGTCATTGTTTGTTCTCCATCCTGTCAACAGCACATTCAATGTCATACATGATCTTATCGTAGCCATTAGCACGGATAAGACTAGCCACATCATCCATCACGGAATGATACCAACATTCAGCTTGTAGGACATCATCCTCAATGTCCATCATGTCAATAGCTAATTCACTCATAGTCATCACCTTAAAGACTTTAAAGAACTATAGAGTTAAGACATATAGATGTTACTTACTAAATATCTGTTAGTAGGTTAACTTCTATGAAATGTCTTAGTGTCTATATAGATATTATACACCCAGTCGTTCAACTGTCAATCTTCATCATCATTTAAGTTGTAACAGTTTGTAACATTGTCCAGACTTCTAACATCGTCAATGTTAGATGCGTCATTAACATCCTCGAACGGGTCTGAAACAGTGTCTAAGCCTTGTCCACCTTTGGTAGGCAGTCCCG